GTTGCTGTTGCCCGAGCAGGTCGCGGTGATGCGGCCCTTGGTGCCAACTTCCAACGGGATCACATACACGCCAGCGGCCTGCGTGGCCGGGATGCTGACGAGGGTGACGCCGTTATCGCTAACGATGCAGGTGGCTTCTGTGTTGGTCTGCACGTTGACAACGACGCTGTGCAGGTACGCGCCAACGGTGCCAAACGTGCTGCTGCTCGTCGCGGCGATGGCAACGTAATTGTTCCGAGTCGGACTAATCGCGGTCATATCCTTGCCCTCCGAGAGCCTTGGCGGTCATGAACCGCCCACATATCGTTAAGAGTTACGGTGTTCTCTGGCCCGACGATCAGCGGTTTAGGCTCAAGGGTCGGGGTCTTGTCAGCCTGTTCTGCGTATGATACCGCAAGCATTCGGAAAGCGTCACTAGGGTGCGATGTCCAATCGTGGCGCGGTGACTGACGATAGGCTTTCTTATCTTCGTCGTACTCGCGTTGATACTGACGCAACGCCTCAATGCCCTCGCGGCACTTCTCTGCGTCAAACCACACACGCGGCAGAATCATACGCACAGCCTGTATGCCGCTCTGTACGCCAATGTCGGGAACGACAGCGAGTTTGGCGACATCTAGATGCGTAGCCAGCTGCTCAATAATGCTCTTGCCCGTTTGCAAGCTCTTGGCGCGGGCGTCATGCGGTAAGTAGTGTTTGGCGTAGCGGTACGGCTTCTGCGTCACCGTTTCGGCAATGTCGTAGATGTCAGCGCCAGAGACAGCGTGGAAGTCTATGACGCGCAGTTCCCCGCGCCCTAACTGATAGAACCAAATGGCGGTGTCGTCCCGATAACCCAAGTCCCACGCGGTGTACACAGGGTAATTCGGGTCGTACGGCACTTGGCAGATGCGTCCCTGCTGCTCTGCCTCTCGCATTTCCTTGCCGAAAAAAGCACCGAGGATCGCAGCCTCAAAGCTGCACTCGTACTCCTGTAGATACTGATCCTCGGCCAACTGCGCTCTGGCGGCGGCTAGTTCTGTCGCCGGGAGAATCCCGCTGGATGTGGCGGGCAGGCGCAACAGGAACCACTCGCTAGGGATACGAGTGGCGGTTTCGTAAATCTCCCAAAACTGGTTCTTGCCTTTGGGCGTACCACCAAACACAGCCCACCCCTGCTTGTCTGACAGGGCAGGGCGTATGACGTTCCCGAATACGCTTGGCTTAAAGTCACCGTATTCGTCCATGTACACGCCCGAGAAGCCCAAGCCGCGCATAGCGTCAGCGTTGTCGGCACCGTAAAGACGTATCTGGCTGCCGTTCATCAGGGTGATGAGCAATTCCTGTTCGTTCTTGCTTTGGATGATTGGCTCTGCGAACTCTAGGAAGTATTGCCATGCCACAGCCTTGCTCTGGGAGCGGTAAGGGGCGATGTAGGCAAACAGCCCCCGATCCCCTTGATAAGTGATGGCGGCTCGGATGATGTCGTTGACGGCTGCAACTGTTTTACCGGCGCGACGATGGGCGACTAGGCAAGCCCACCGCTGCGTTCGGTTGTGGAACGGCATGAACGCCTTGCGAGGGCGGTAGGGGATGACTACTCGGGAGCCATCCATGTCACTTCCATCTTGATCTTCTCGCCGTTCTGCCCGGTGTGTTCGTGTCTAGCGAGCTTGGGTACGTGGTACTCAATGACATCCATCATGCAGCGCCATGCGGCTTCTGCGCCTTTTGTCTCGTAGATTTCGTCTAGCCAGATGTTAAGACGATGAGCATTGCCGTCTACAAGACGGGCTATTGCCTCTCTGGCCTCTGCGGTTGCCTTGTTGGGCGATCCTTTAGGTCTTGGCATGGCTTATTTATGCACAAATAAAACAATAGTTAAAGAGTCAGCGTCTCAACGCCTTGGCGAGTCGCACATTTATGGGTTCAAACACGGTGGCAACCTTGGCCTCGGGGCTGAAATACCCGCTATAGCCATAAGTTCGCATCAAACGCTCAAAGTCGTTGGCGCGTTGGAAATCATCAATGCTGCCGGGGTTCATGCGAGCAAGTGGTGAGGTGGTATTGACCACATCAGCCAGCACACCGAGCTTGGCTGGATCACGCCTCATGTTGTAGAGGTTCTCGCCCTGCGCGGTGTAGACGTTAGAGCCTAACCCTGCTTCTGGGCGTACCGATCCGGGTTTGCCGGTGTAGAAATATGTGCGCTCGCGCACATCTGGCGCTTGGCGCAATCGGGCTGCTTCCTGCCCTTTGATGCCGGTGCCATATCGGGTCGGATCGGTCTGCGTAAGCGAGGCGCTTTGGCTGTAGTGCGTCAGCGGTAGCGATGTCGCGGTGCCGGGGTCGGGCAATATCAGCCCCTCAAACCCGGCTGGCATAGTTCCCATGTAGTCAATCTGGAGCATTTCAGCAGGCAGCACCACCGACTTTTGAGGGGCATACTGAAAGTCGTTGAACAACGCTTGCCGATCCCGCGTCAAATCTGCAATTTCTGTTTCGTCGTAGCCGTAACGGCGAGCAGTTGCAATTTCGCTATCCAACTGCAAAATTTTTGCCTTTAATTCAGCGTTTAGCGGCGAATAATTGACGAGGCTGTTTTGCCCTCGGGTTTCGCTGCTCATGGCAATACGGGCCAGCGGGCTGAACATTTGGCTGTGCGCCGCCCATGCGGTTTCTTCGCCAATCGGGCCAAACTGGTTGCGGTGTACGGCGTGGCCGAAATAGTCGTGAACGGCCCTAAACATTTCGTTGTACGACAGGCCGGTATCGGGGTCGGTTTGGCCGAGGAAATCGTGCGGGTCACCGCCCTGATAAACGAACATATGCCCGCGTTTATCTATGTCCTCAAACAGTTCTTTGCTGCTTTTATACGAGCCTTCACCGCCTCGGAAGTACGACATCGCTATTGGCATTGCGTCAAACTGCGATTTGACCTCCTTTGCGAGCTGCACATACGATTTTTCCAACAAATCGTCGTAGCTTTTTACTCTCGCTTGCTCCAATACCTCTGGCATTACCCGCTCATACGATTTGAGCGTTGCGGCTTTGTATTGCGGTGTTTCTTTTGTCGCTTCCAAAAATATACGGCCAATGGGCGCTTGTTTTTGCAGGCTGCTTGCCGGGTTTTTCGGCAGTTTGTACGGCGTTCCGAATTCAGCTTCGGTGTATTGAGTGGCGACCTGTGCCGGTGTTAAACGTCGTCCAGAAACCGCCGGTGGCGCATCAGGTGACGCCACCGCCATGCCTGTTCTTCCTCCGACAACGGCTTGGCTTTCCCGTACTTTTTTTCCAGTCGGGCGAGCGTTTCGTTCGCTCGGGCCAAGTTGGCTTGAACCCGCGTCTGTCTGTCGGATTCGGAGGAATGGGCCTTCTTGTCGTCTTTCATAAGTCACCTTTCTTGGTTTGCGCGATGCGCCCATGCCAGCGATCACGCCTTCCACGGGGGCCAGCGCAGAGCCGCCAATAGAGCCGCCCATGACGTTAGCGGCGACGTTCATTGCTTCGGCAGGATCAACCTGCCCGCCTCGGGCGGTATAGCCGGGGGCTACAAAAGCTTTGGCTGCGTCGTACACGAATTGCGGCGCTACCAGCCCGGTTTCTTGGCTGTAGAACGGCAGAATGTTGCTGCGTTCCATGTTCGGTTGTAGGCCGGTTAAACGCTGCACCTCGCCCTCAAGAGTCGGGGCGGTTTCACCTGCCATCTGGCGCTGCTTGCGTTCGTCAGCGAGCGCCAATTCCATGCGATCTCGGTCGGTTAACTGGCCGGTTGCAGCGGCAAGACGGCGGCGCTTTTCTTCCTCGTGGGCGAGTGCGGCAGCAAGGCGGCTGCGGTCGGCGGCCATTTATTTAAAACGCTCCAACTTATACGACAGGCTCGCAATCTCGCCCACGATCTCATCCACGATGTTCTGCAAGTCGGTGTCTTTGGGCAGGTCGGTGCGGATGCCCTTTACAAACGTCAGCAGGCTGTCGGCGTAGGCAGCAGCGTCTTTCTGTACCTTGAACCCGTCTGGGTAGTCGTCCAGCGGGATGATGCCGTGATGCCCCTGATACGCCTCGGCGTATTTGTCGGCCAAGTCCACGATGTTTTCGTAGTAGTGACCGAGTGCTTTATGAGCGGCGTAGCTCGCGGTGTTGAGGTGCAGATAATGAGCCGCTGTGCTGCTATGGAGCAGTACACCTACAAACTCGGCGGCGTCTTTGTGGCTCATTGCGGCGTTAGCCTCAAGTTGGGCAGGATGATTGCAGTCGTAGCATCTCCCATCGCAAAACGCTCTGTCAACTGTCGTTCTGGCGGGTATACGAGGATGCGATTTGACAGGTTTATCTGCATCGCATTCCAGACGCCTTTCTCTATACCCTCAAAGTCATCAAGGGTAATGATCGTGTCGGGGTGGAATAGCCGCTCAAGGTGCGTTTTATCGTCAGGCTGTAACCGACCGTCTATGTGTAGATGGTCTATCTGCCCGTTTAGTTTGGCAAGCATTTCGGTGCTGCTGCTGTGGTACTGCGTGACGTTCGCGTAGATCGGGAGCTTGAAGTTGTGCGTCATGTCGCACGTATGCACCTCGGCATCGCCCCGACCCAGCACGAACGTGGACTTGCCGATATACGTGCCAATTTCCACCACGCGTTTCGGCTTGAAGTAGCGTTTAACTGCCCACAGGGCTATCAGACTGGCGTTGTTGGTGGAACCTGTCTGTTTAGCGGGGTCTAGCGCCTCAAGGTCGTCAAGGCGTTGCCACGGCAGGTCGTCTAATCCGTCAAAAAGCGTATCCCAAATCGCTCTAGACAGTCGTTTTCGGTTTAAATTCAGCATATATTCCTTCCATGCGCTTTGTATTTTTCCACGTTGGCGACGACATCGCCCTGCCGACCAAAATGGTTGCGTCCATCCATGCCCACAACTCGGGCGCGGAGGTGATCCAAGTCACAGACGGTCACACCCCAACCATACCGGGCGTCACGACCACCGTTGTGATGAACATTGACCGTCGTCACCTGATGCTTGCTAGAACGGCGGCGTGGGCAAATCTGGGGCTTGATAGCCCTGCCCTCTACCTTGACACCGACATGATCGTTAACGCGCCAATAGACGTTGAGGGCGCGCTGGGGAAGGGCGTTGTGGCGATGTGCCGCCGTACCTTCAACCGAGACGCGATCTTTAACACCCACCAGCGCGGCCAAG